CAGGTCGTCGACACCGATAAGGCTGAACTGGATGTCGTCAGCCATCATTCACTCCCTCGGAATAGGGTAGCGTCAGGTAGTCCAAGCCGGACTTTGGGTCGGGCAGGACACCTTGGATGTTGTAGATCCGACCCCGGTAAACCCCACGCATCTGCGCCTTGATGTCGGTACGGCGGCGAATCACGATGCGCCCCAGGACCTCAGACTGAACCGCCTGGGCAGCGATGAATTCCCTACCACTCAAAGGCTCGATAGAGGCATAGACCTTTGCAACATCGACCCACTCGCCTGCTATGGGCTCTTGGGTTTCAGGATCGACGCCCGGAACCAGCTTCTGAAATTGAATACGGTGCCGCAGGTCGCCGGCCCTCATGGGATCACCTCGGGATCAGCCACACCGCGCCAGTTCCTGGAAGCCCAAAGAAGCGAATCGACAGCCAGGGGAAGCTCGGCGGTAATGGTGCCGATCACAACCGCTTCACGAGTCGCATACGAGTGCCCTAGCAGCAGCAAAAGCGCTGCTTTGAAGGACGCAGGGAAGTCAGCCACCAACTTGAGTGCCGGGTTGTCGCAATACCACAGCGCCCAAGCCAGTGCCGATTCGGCGTAGAGCTCGATCAGGTCGTCATCGTCTTCATGGTCGACGCGCAGATGCTTTCGCATCAAGGCGATCGGCAGCAGATCGGTGACGGGGATGCTCATTTTTTACCGCCTGCCTTCTTGGTAGTCTCGGTGGTGGCTTCTGGCTCTGGCTCTGGCTCTGGCTCTGGCTCTGGCTCTGGCTCTGGCTCTGGCTCTGGCTCTGGCTCTGGCTCTGGCTCTGGCTCCAGGATTGGATCGGCCTCAACCTCTTCTGCCAAGTCCAATCCGATCAAAGCCTCGGCATATTCGTCCTTTACTTCACGAACCTCGAACTGGCTGAAGTTACCGGCGTGGTAGTGCGAAAACTGGCGCAACGCGCGAATCTTGATCATGACGCAATCGGGGCAGTTACCTGCCCCGGCCTCGGTTATGGTGCGGTTGCGAAAGGACCGGTGATGATCGCGGTTGGCCGGTAGTGAGCCAGGGCCAGGCGCTCTTCACAGAGGATGGTCAGCATGTTCTTGACGAAGTTGTCGCGATCTTCGCGGCTGACTTCGACGGTTGCGTCCATGCGGTCCCAGACCTGGGATGCCAGATCAAAGCCGCCGACGGTGAACGTGCCCAGGGCTTGGGCTTTAGTGGCAACCACCGGCAGGCCCCACATGACCTTGGCAGCGAACGCAGCTGGTCCACCGAAGATGTAGCGACCATCAGCGTCTTTCAGCAGCGCGATTGCGTGCCAGTCGCGCGGGTTGAGGATGATGCCGGAGGCTTCAAACTCAGACTCACTGGTCTGGAAGATCGCGTGGGCAATCTTGTCAGCACGGGTGTCACCGGTCACGTTCAGCGCTGCGTCGTAGGCCGTGGCAACCTTGTTCAGCCCGGTCAGGTTGTCGCCGGTACCGTCACCGTTCAGCAACTGCCCCTCCTCAACCAGGGCCAGGCCGAACAGCAGTCGGTTGTTCACGTACGACTCGAGCATCGGAGCATCGTCCATGACCTGGCGCGAGGCCTGAATCCAGTGAGCGATGGTTTTGACGTTCGCCGTTTCCTTGGTGAACGTCAGGTTGGACTCGGGCTTCAGCGTGCCCTCGGCGACCGGTGCAGCGCTGTTGGTAAAGATGTTCTCGCGAACATATTCCAGCGAGTTCGAGCTGATACGGCCCTGGGCGAGCAGGTCCCGAATCGTGAGGCGGCGCAGGCCTGGCATCAAAATGCCCGCATTACGCTGTGGCTCGATCAATGCGCCGGCGGAACCTGCCGTACTGCCGAGCTGCTTGTTGAAGCTCTTGACGTCGACCTTGCCCGAGGACTTGCCATCCCACGACTTTTGAAGATCGATTGCCGTTTGTTCTGCGAAGGACTTCTTCGTTTCCGGATTGTCCAGGTTACCGGCGGCAAGCTTTTGCTCCAGGTCGAACAGGCGAGTGCCGGATTTGGTCAGCTCTTCCTGGACGGTTTGGAGATCGGACTGCAGCTTTTTACTGACCGCACCGGTCTCGGTGATTTCTTTTTTCTGCGCATCGAACAATTCAGTCATGTTCTTTTGCGATTCTTCAATAGCCTTTTGGATCTGGGCCAATTCGGACATGGTTTATTTTCCTACAGATGGGAAGGACTTGAGGCGATCCAGGATCGCGGTGATTTCGCCACCTTCGGAATCGCTCCGAACTGCGGACTTAATCCGGGCCACGAGGCCCAGAGCTTGCGACTTCGACAGACCGACCGAATCCCTCAGCCAGTGCTCAACGTCGCGAATAGTTGTGATCGACTCCATGGATTTCATGGACTCGATTGTTGCCAGTTCATTGGCTGGGAACGTGCAAATGCTGATCTCGCGAAGTGCCGCCACGCTCTTGAACGCGCGGCCGGTGGCGATCATGTCGAAATCGTCTTTCATGACGGTGAATCCGACAGACATGCCCTCGACAGTCTTGTGTTCCATCGCGGCGCGAAGATCGTTAGAAACAGAGAGGCCTGGCGTGAGCTCGCCGCGAACGATCAAGCCTTTGCTGTCCTCTTCAAGCGACTGCCATTTACCCACGGGCAAACCGTAGGTTTGATGGTTGAAGAACATCCCAACCTGCCGGCTCTGCGTGCTTAAGGCTTTTTTAAAGGCGCCTGGAAGGATGATGTCTCCATCCGAATCGATCACATCGAAAACGCTGGCATATCCCTCGAAAACCCCGGCCCTTCCGCCGGAATCGAATTTGATCTCAGCCTCAGCGAACGCCAGGGTCTTTTGGATGTTTGACATTTGGCAGCTCCAGAAAAACTAAACCCCGCTGGGTGCGGGGCTTGTTTGACCAAGTTGGGTAAGCGGTACGTTCTGCGACTGCCTGGTGGCGACATCGCCACCGGCAACGGGTGGCCGGTTGTTGACTCGCCTGCCTTCGTTGATCGTCAGCAAGCCGGTATCAACCAGCGTTTTCATGTAGTTCGCCCTGGCGGTAGAGTCACCACTGAGAAGTCCGTCGCGGTTGTGCTCAGCATGAACCCGACCAAGATCAGACGGCTTTACCAGCCAGCGCAGGATGCTGCACTCCCAGATCTCCAAGTAGGGATCAAGCGCGTACTGTAGGAAACCGAGGTTCTGTTGCTCGATACCGGAGCCCCAACTGGTGGACTTTTCAACATCGCCCACCAGGTGGGGAGGCACACCAAAGAATCGGGCCAGCTCGCTAACCTGAAATTTCCGCGCAGCCATCGTTTCAGCGTCCTGCGGACTCACACCAATAGCCTGGGTGGTAAAGCCGCCCTCAAGGATCCACAACCGCTTTTTCACCGGACCGCCGGATATCTCCTTGAAGTTCTCTTCAACCTGGGCGCGCTGTTCTTTATTGAGAACCTTGCCATCACCGGTCATCAGCAACTGCGGAGACTTCGCCCCGTTCGCGTAGAAGTCTCGCTGCTGATCCTCCATGGCCACCGCCACACCTGCGCTCTTAGCCGCAAACGCGATCGGGGAAAGCCCTACGAGACCATTGAAGCCAAACCCCTTGAGGTGGAAGATTTCTGATTGTTTGAAGTCCGCGTACTCATTGTCGCGGCGATATCGATACACAACCTTGCGGCCTTCAAGCCTGACGTCCATGTTGGCTGAAAGAAGCGGGACAAGACTGATCACATCCCCGGTGCTATTGCGCTCGATCAGTGCGTAAGCGTTGCCGTAATAACAGAGCTGCATTGTCATCGACACGCGGAAATCAAAGGCGGTCATGAAAGAGTTGGGGCTATACCGCAGCAACCGCGCCAGGGGATTATTAAGATCCGCCTTCCTGCGGTCATCACCCGTCGTTTCAAATACATCCAAGGGCATGCACGCGGTAACGCTGGATATCAGCCTTACACATGCGAACACCGTGGATATCTGGAGCGAACGCTCATCGTTTACGACCGAATCACCCACTACACCCTGGGCTGATACTGGGCCTGTCTGCGAACCTTTTTCAGGTGTAACCAGGCGGCCGCCGACAAAGAAGCTCGCCATACGCGCCCAGAAGGGACTGCGCGTGCGCAAGTCGATGCTGTAGTCGGTATCTGCCATTACATGCTCATCGGTCTGGAGAGGAAGTCGTCGACAGAACCTTGCACCTCAGCGTTCGCCAGGATGCGGCCTATCGTCATGATCAGCGCCACAGCGCCGTCGATCTTGTTGTCATCGCCCTGTTTAATAGGGCGCACGACGTCATCGTTGCCGGGCAAGTTCTTGCCGATAACGTTGCCGATACACCAGGTCATGATCGGATTACCGTCATGATGAAACCGGCCCGCCTCAATAGCGGCCTCCAGTTCTTTCATCGGGTCCGACATGTTGGTGTAGTTCTGCGTGATCGTGACCGGGTTGAACCCCTGGTCATCCAGGTCGTGGCTTAAGCCCGTAGCCCCGTGCGGGTCAATTGGGCATTCACGCACTGGGGCGTGGTGATTCGCCTCCTTGGTGTCCTCAAGGATCTCGCGGTAGTCGACCTCGGCACCGTCAGTCACATCCAGATGCTTGGAGTGAATCCAGGCCTGGAAGCGCTCAGCCATACGTTTGTTGTCAGTGTTGAAGGCTGTGTCATAGGGAACCCAGAACTTCGGCGCAATGCTGTAGTAGTGGTTCTTCCCATCAATGACGCGCCAGAACAACCTGGCCCTCGAGTTCATATCGAGCTTGCGCGCCAAGTCGAAGCCGGCAATCCACTCCTGCCCCTCGAATTGTTCAAGGGTGAGAGAGGTGTCTTCGCAGGCCTTCCAGCTTTCCATGTTGTAGAAGCCGGACTTGGCGCTCACCCAGAGGTTGAGGTGCTTCGTCTTGAAGGTGTTGGCAAAGCGCGCAGAGCGAATGGCCCTGGCCTGCTGACTCTCCAGGTATTCCTGAAACACTGACACGCCGTGGTTCGGGTTGGCCTTGGCCAGCATCTTCGGATCGGTCCAGTCGTCGCCCTCGTCGAGCGTCCAAATCCAGCCGAACAACTCCTCGTCCGGCACGGTACCGGCCAGCATCTCGACGACCTGGCGGCGTTTGTCGTAGCAGGGGCCTTCAATGTCAGCGCCGGCAGTGGTGATGATGAACATCAAAGGCTGACGCCGCGCGCCCATGCCGGTGAGCATGGTGTCGTACTGGGCTGACGTTGGGTGCTCGTGGTATTCGTCGACGATGGCGCAGCTTGGCGACGCGCCGTCGCCGGGGTTGCCGATCAAGGGTTCGAAGCGGCTGAAGTCGGACGGAATGTTCATGTTCGAGGCGTTCACCTCGATGCCGGCGGCCTGAATCAGCATCGGCGACTTGCTGACCATCAGCTTGGCGGGCCGGAAAACCTCCCACGCTTGCTTCTCTGTGGTCGCACCGGCATACACCTCGGCGCCGAACTCGCCATCGGCGACGAACATACTGATGCCTACGCCGCCGGCGACAACCGATTTTCCGTTCTTCCGGGGCACTTCCCAGTAGCTTTCACGGAACCGGCGGTGCCCGCCCTTCTTCTTGACCCAGCCGAATGTCACGGCCAGGCCGAAAAGTTGCCAAGGCTCCAGCGTAATCAGCTGACGCTTGAATGCCCACTCGCCCTTGGTGTGCGGGAGCAGCTGCATCAGCTTGAGCTTTTTTTCTGCCTTGGCTGGGTCGAACTTGAAACGGAACGCGCGTTTGCGGCTCGCCGCAAGATCATCGAAGTGGCGCTGCACTGCCTGGTGGATATAACGGCATGCCGGGACCTTGCCGCGGAGCAATGACCGACCCCACGCCATTGCCTTATCGACATTGGGGTGGGCAGATTTGGTCATCAGGTTCTCAGCAAGTTGGCAAATTCGTTGGTTTCTTTCTCCTTGTTGCCGCCGATCAGTCGTGTGCGACTGGCCGGGTCTAGGCCCAGCATCGAACCGAACGTCACCATCTGGCGCATCGTTTCGTTCGCGGCGGTAAGTGCGGGGTTCTTCATAGGCCCACCAGTGGCACCGGCGACGACGATGCCATGCAACTGGATCGATTCCTGCGCAAGGCGCCAGTTGTCGTATGCGCTACAGAAGGCCTCGACGTTGTGCAAGTCCGTGATCGCCACCACGTTCTCCCGCAACAGCTCCGGGACAATCATGTTCCACATGGTGGCGGCCCGCGGGCTGAACCACTCCGGCGGGTCGATCTGGGTGATCTTGGAAAACTGCGGCTCGGCTGTATTCAGCGCACGCTTGCCAGGGTTTCCGGCGAGTGCTTTCTTGGCCGTTGGCTTGGGTTTGCGACCACGGCCGGCGACCGTGGCGGTGCCTCCCATCGCGCAACTCCTGAATTTTTAATTTCGCGGGTGTGAAAAAACGATTGAGGGCGCGGTCTAGAAGCGAAAAGGCCCAGACTTTCGACCCTCCCCCTCCCTTTCTGCGAGAATCGTTCTCATTTGATCGCTTTCCACTGATTTTCGGTCGATTTTCTGTTTTCAGCGCCGTGAATTTCCGAAACCACCATCCTCGGAGGCAGTTTTGCTGGAGTGGCACGGACCACACAGGCTCTGCCAGTTGTCACGATCCCAGAACAGGGTCATGTCACCTTTGTGCGGGATGATGTGGTCAACATCCGTCGCCGCGACCACCTTGCCTACCTGCTCGCAGCACCTGCATAGCGGATGCTTGGCCAGCCAGCCTGCCCGAGCCTGCTGCCACTTATAGTTGTAGTGGCGCTTGGTGCTGCTCTCTCGAGGCTTGGCCCAGGTCGAGCTCTTGAGTAGGTGAGCGTGATCATCACAGTACCGAGGGTTGCGGGTCAGCGTATTGCAGCCCTGGGCGTTGCACGGCTTCTGCGGTCTCAGCGGCACGGGGTGCCATCCATGTACGTCAACGGGCGGGCATCAGGGTCTTGCTCGGCTTGATCCTCTGCCAGCGCCTGGATCAGTAGCGCTTGGTGCGTCTCCATCCGCTCCAGCAGCGCGGTCTGTTTCTTCATCTCGGCCAGCATCTCGGCCTGTAAGCAGTTCGCTTGCTCGCTCATAGGCCAGCCTCTTCATCTTGTTGAACCATTCGCGCCGGGCGGCGCATCCACTGCAAGCCATCACTCAGACTTGCGACTGGGAAACTTGAACTCCGCAACCCGATCAGCAAAGTCGGCCAGCTTCTTAACACCCAAGAATCCGATAAACACACCGGCCGCCGTCGCAAGGTTCTGCGGCAGCCCGAAGTACTCAAGGACCGGGATCAGTCCGATCGTGATCAAGGTGCAGATTGCGGCCTCGAGCAGAGCCTGGCGCCGGGTCCCGCCGCCGTAGATGATCCTGATACCAGCCATCAATGCAGATAAGCCTGCGGCATATAGAGTCGGCGAATGCTGACTCAGCCATGCAAGCACGATGAGCCAGGTATCTGGTTTGTCTGGCATGTTCGACATCTCAGGTTCCTCCCTTTAGGGGAGTGAATAGATCGGCCCCAACAGCACTCCCAGCTCAGCGCGATGGATGTGGTGGAGCCGAAAACGAAAAAGCCCCGGCAAATGCCGAGGCTCGATATGGGCGGAGATGGAGACCCTGTCAGGCCTCTGTCGTGGCGTTTCCCTCCAGTCCCCACGCTGACTGTTACCCCTGCACGTTGCCGCCGGGCTTTGATCATCTCCAGAAAGCAAAAAGCCCAACTCTAGGGTCGGGCTTTGCTCGCGGAAAAACCGCAAAGTAACTTAAATCTATATATCGTCCCCGGTCCTGTCAAGCAGCCTGGCGACGAATATCTAAAGCTCCATCAATCCACGCAACACCCGCCTTCCAGAGCTGCCGCGTCTTCTCTTCTCCGAAGCCCATCTTCTTGCCAACCTCCATTAAGGAGCTGTCGAGCCTAGTGTAGTACTTCATCAACACCTGGCCGCATTCCGGGTAACGCTTAAGCAGCCGCCCCATCAGACCATCAATCATCAGAGCGTCGTCGTCAGTGATCATCGGCGACAGGATGGTGTTCTCTCGGGATGCGCAGCAGGACACGCCAGAACCCAGCACGACCCAGCGGCCCCAGTGCTCAAGCAGATCCTCGGCGGTACGCTCTTTAAATGTCGGTGTGAAGGCCATGGCTCAATCCCCTGCTTGTCTGTTGATAAAGCGGCGACCTGGGCGCGCCAAGACCATGTCCTGGCACGCGTGGATCGCCCTGCAAAACTCATCGCGCTCCATCGGATGTTCGGTTGGGAGCTTTAGGTACTCGTTCCACACGCCGGCAAGAAGGCCAGCGATAAACGCTTCGCGGTCAGTCAATACGATCGGCATGTCAGTCCCCTGTGAAGTTAGTGCCGCCGGCGCCGCGACGGTTGTTCTGTTCGTACTGCTGGTGCGCACCACCAGCAGCGCGGTTCGCCTTGGCAATCTCGTCCAGCGCCTCACGCAGTCTGGTGTTAAGCACCTGCACAACATCGATGAGCGGCAGCGCTTTAAGCGTTCTCCCGCAAACCCAGCCAGAGGCATGGCAGTTCTCGCAGGTCATTTGATGAAAGACACCCGTGTAAATGCCAGTGCCTCGGCAAACGGAGCACTCAACGATGAACTTCAATTCCCGGCGAAAGGCGGGGCCATGCTGCTTTTTCATCGTTTTTAAACCTCGCCTATGGTTGATTCTTGAATGGCCTTGCAGCCCTTGTTTTCCGTGGCTTCCAGCGAATCACCGGAATCTCCCGTTCTAACGCCGGTCAACCCGTGAATCAGGGCAAAGCCACGCTGGTCTAGATGCGCGTGCCACTTCTCCAAGGCATCGCGCTTGCGCCCCATCACGTCGGATTGGATGTACACCTTCACGTTGTGACCCATGGCATGGTTAATCAGCAGCTCACCGATCAAGTGGTCGATGCCGATATCTGCCCAACCGGTGCGGGCCACCTTGCGCAGGTCGTGGCTGGTCCACTCACCACGTCCCAGGCGCGTGAACACGGCACTGGCCTGGCCCTCGCCCAGTGGCTTGCCGTTGCGGGCCGGGAATACGTACTGCCCGTCGTAGCCATTGGCGTACTGCCATTCGCGGTAACGCTTCAGGATTTCGCACATCTGCTCGGTCAGCGGCAGGTGATGCTCGACGCCGGTCTTGGTGTGGTCGCCAGGGATGAACCACTCGCGCTCGGCCAGGCTAACGTGCGGCCACTGGGTCAACCGACTTTCACCGATCCGGGTGCCGTGGCACAGCATCAGTAGGGCCAGCATTGCATCACGCGGAGCTGAGACGAACACGCCAGCCAGTTGCTTGAGCACTTCAGGTAACTGGACGCCACGCAGCCGGGACGGCTTGATCCCTACCTTGGCCTTGGAGAAGTCGCTGAACTTGATGCCGGCCATGGGATTGGAGGCGATGAGGCCCAGTTTGAATGCCTGGCGAAAGGCCAGGGCCAGGAGCTGGAACACCAGGCGCACGTAGTCGATGGACAGCGTCTCCTGCAATGGCCACATCAACTGGCTGTCCAGTGTGGCCTTGTCGACTCCATTAAGGGGGAGGTCACCCAGTCGCGGAATCAGGTGGCACTTGACAGCCGAGGCGCCGGTTTTCTTGCGCTTGCTCGACAGGTTGCGATCACGGGCCATGCGCTCGGCGTACCAGGCCAGCAACTCACCGACTGTGCCCCACTTCGAAAGACTGGAGCCCTCGCCCGCTTCCAGGCGCAGGCGAATGGCCGGGAGTGCCGCGACAACCTGCTTGGTGCTGAGGTCGGGGTACCAACCGATCAGGTTCCACTCGCGCTTTTTGACCAAGTACCAGGACGCGCGGTCACGGGCCTTGGTGAAGCGCAGGTAAAGGCCGCGGTTGTCTGTGTCCCGCAGATCCCGCGCGGCGCCGGCGGCCTGGCGCTTGATCTCAGCATCGGTGATCTTCACCGCTGAAGTCTTCACGCCGATAACCCTCTGGACTTCTGCTGCTCTATGGATGCGCCGCCATCCAAGGGCATTAACTCGGCAGTGCCGTAAGCTGTATTCAGGGGAGCGATCAGCGGATGGGTAACAAGCCAACCTAAGGTCGGCAAAACAAAAGGGTAGCCTTTCATCGTCAGCGTCTGGCCCTTCTCGAGGCGCCCAACGATTTCTACCTGGCTTCCTTGTGGGATGTCAGCGTCAAAAACTAGTGTCAGCGCCAAATCGCCCGGCTTGAAGTTATGGCTCATGCGGCAGCCCTCGTTTGTGGTTGGAGTAGGTAGGCCCGGATTGCCTCAATGGCGTCGAAGTGCCCGCGGCAGACGATGGCCAGGTAACCCTGATCGGTCAGCGCCTGAAGGTATGCGTCCTGGGCCGGGGAAACGGCGGCGTCATGCGGCGCCGTGGCCTTAAATTCGATGTACAGACCGAAGTACCCGCCGCGGGCCATTGGCAGTATCAGGTCGGGAACACCCGCCTTCACGCCCTGCTCTTTCAGCTTGATCGCCACCAGCTTGTGCCGGTGGCCACCGTTCGGGACGTGAAAAATCAGCTTGGCGGCGACTGGGTAACGCAGCGCGACCTCCTTGAGCAACGCGGCCTGCTCCAGGCCCTCACGGTCGATGGACTTGGCGCGCACTGGCTTTGCAATGAATGGCTTCAAAGTTTTACCTTCCCTTCACTGATCAGGATGTCTTGGGTGCGCATGACGCCTTCGGCGAGGAACAGGCGGACCTCGTATTTGGTCAGCTCCCCGGGCGCACGCAGGCGTCCGTCGGCAATGTCGTGGCAGTAGCCACAGGCCCAGGCCGCCTGGAAGTCGTTGGGTTTCATGCCCATGCCGCAAGTACCGGCCAGGCGGTAGTGCGCCAGGACTGTGGTGGACGGCTCGCAAGAACAGCCAGGGAACCGAACCTGGCAGTCACGATCACGCGCGGCCTGGGTGAGCTTGCTCATTGGGAGCCACCCGCAAGCTTGGCGCGGAGCTCGGCCAGTGCCCCCCTCCCCACTTCTGGGGTGATTCGCCCATCAACCTTTGCCGGCAACGCCTTGGGCATTGGCTGAAGCGGCAATCCATCAAGCAGACGGCGAGTTGTTATCGTGTAGTTACGCTCGAATAACTTGAGGCTGAGCGCAGTGTCGAGCTTGTTCAGGCTCTCAAACCCGCACTCTTTGGCCGTGTGCCATACCGCGTCGTGCGACCACTTCCCCTGGCCGGCCATGCTCGGGTGAGCATTTCGGACAGCTTCGCGATGAGCGTCCGCAAGCGATGGCAGTCCGAGCATTTCGGGCGAAGGCTTGCACCACTCGATGAACTGACCAGGGCTAGGGATGAAATCGGAAACCTGCTTACGAGCCTTGATCATGCCGAACTCGATCTGCCCCTGAGTGCGAATGCCTTCGTCGAGGAACGCCTGCATCCACTGGACCTTCGCAGCCCGGTAGGTCTCCTTATCGGGCCATGCCTGGCGCCAGGCTGAGCGGATCAGGCGAAGCTCAGTGAATAGGTCGTTGATCGCGGAGGCCATTTGGCGGCGGCCTTCGTCCTGGGGCGAAGCGCTTTCGTCTGCCGAGATAAATTCGCCTGCCTTGGGGTTGGCCCAAAGGCCCTGGGTTACGGCGGATACTTGCTTCATCATGATTGCACCCCGTTCTGCCAGTCAGTGCTGTCATCGTCGAAGTCGGAGGCTGGTACGGTCTTCTGCCGAATGGGCGTGACGTTGTTCGCTGCAGCGCGGACCTTGTCGTTGTTCACCCACTTGACCAACATGCTCACCCATTCGGCCTGGGTGTTTACTTGGTGTTGAGGTTCGTAGTGAGCAGTGAACGCGATGCGCACCTCTTCGGTGAACAGATCGAGTGCCAAGCCGCGGTGGAATGCGTAGGTGGTCAGTAATTTTTCGTCCGGCACCCAATCGAGCGTCATCTCGCTTGGCATTCGAGGGTCGACAGGCTCCTGCGCAGAGATAGGGTTTTGATCTTCTCTTCTCTTCTCTTCTTTAGGTAACGCACCGCTAACGTTTGAACCGTTACCTTTTGCGTTACTTGCCTTGTGGTTAGCCACACGCTTTGCCGTGAGAAGCCTGTTTTTAGCGGTCTTGCCGTTGTGACGGTCGAAATGAGGAAGGCTGATAACACCGTCCACCTCGATCATCCAGGCCACCGATTTCATGTGCTCGCAGAAACCGATAACGCCAACCAGACGATCAAGTAACTTTTTGCTAACGCTTGGAGCGTTACCGTTTTCTGTTTGTTGGTCGAACCAGCCCCATACGCGCATCAGTTTTCCGACGACGGCATCCGGGTCGATGTCAGCCAAGTCCGCGATCTGGCAAACCTCGGGCTTGTCCAAGGTGGTGAGTTCGAATTTGATCCAGTCGCCGGCCATTACGCGGCCTCCTGCAGAAGTTCAGCGAGGCGTGTAAGCCCCTTGGGGGTGATCATTGGATCGAAGGCGGCACGCTCTAGACCGGTCTCTGGATCAGGCTTCAATGCAGTGACCTTATGGGTCATATGTCCGGAAGTGATACGTGGCTGGTATGCAACCCAGCGCTTGCATCCATGGCGGCGGAAGATCCAACGATTCTGTTCGAGCCATGCAAAGAGCCGAGACGGTGCAATGCCAAGCTGTTTGGCCGCGTCAGTGATGCAGATAGCTCCACCGGCGGCAGCCAAACGCTTGATAGCCGCCACCTTTGGCGCCTGGACTGAAACGAGTCGCTGAAGCTCACCGTTCTTTTCGGCCAGGTCAGCCGCGAGACGCAGCGCGTCTGGGAGGGTTTGAGGAATAACTACGTGTCGCGACACGCTTTCAAGTTCGCCAAGACGTGTCACGACACGATGACGGAGCGGAATGCTGTAGCCGGTCAGTAGCGTTTCGGTGAGGATGCGGTCGAGTAGGAACTCGGCGGTGTAGCCGCGACCATCCTTCTCTTCCTGAAGATGGAGCAAAGTTGCGCCATCTTTCTGAAGGGCATCACGCATCACGCGGATATCACGAATGACGTCCTTGTGCTGCTTGCCAGTGAGATCAGCGATCTCCCGGCTCGACATGGTGACGGTATTGCTTGGAGCAACAAGTGTGTTCATAATGGCCCCACTGTGTTTTACAAGTTGTTGAAAGAGCCGGGTTGCAGCCCGGCTTTTTTGTGCCTGCGATTCAGGCGTTATGGGTGTCCGGCGCATCCGTGGTAGCTTTTTGCTTCCACACGAAAAGGTCACGGAGACCGGACATGAAAAAGATCAAAGCGCTCTGGGCGCGCTGGAAGGTCAAGCATTGGGACAAGAGCGTGTACACGTACGATGGCGGTGACTTCGGGATGCTTGGTTTCAACAGCCCTCCGCTGAGAGCGTTCTGGGAAAAGCGCGGACCAAGCATCAAGAAGGCATTCATTTGGCTATTCCTTGTCATTGCTGGTGGCGTTATCACCAAGCTTGTCGGTCTGGCCTAAGGCACCCTTCCGCACCAATTCAGCAGCCATATCGAGAAATCGAAGTTTTTCCAGCCTGGACATTCCGGAGTCGAAAGACACATGTGTCAGCGGGAAAACTTCAGCTCGAGGTGCCTTCGCGCTGGAAGTGAAAAACCCTACGAAAAAGCCAAACGCACCTGCGCCGAAGACGGCACAAGCGATCAGGACTCCGGAGGAAATCATTTGAATCTCCGCGAATCGAGGACGCCATGGCAGAGCATTGCCGCGTAAAACTCAGCACGGCTCTGCACGTCCGTTTTGATCAAGGTTTTCTCCTCTGCCATCTCTATTCCCTTCCTATGCACTGTATGAATTAACAGCTGATCCAGAATCTCTATCTGGGCGGCCTCGAATTCCGGAGAATTACCTCAGCCAGCGAGTTCTTCATTTGGATAAAGGTCGGGCCTCAGCTCAAAGCGAGTGACCTTCCCGCCCACCGCTCGCTCGAACGGAATAACGAGGTCGGCAGGGATGCGTTTATTGCGGTGAACGCACTGCCAAATACGTGGCTGGCTGGTGCTACACCGGCGTGCAAGCTCAGCCTGTCCACCAGCTAGTCTCACCACCTCGTCGATTGGCCTTTCTTTGTTTGGCATGTCAGCTGCCTCAATGGGTCGTGGAAGGAATGATAACCTAAGTTATGGATATGACCAACACATGTTATTTGATGAGCGATAACACATGTTTTAATCTCGCTCACATGGAAAACAGAACCGAAACGCTTAAAGACCGGGTACTCACCACGCGATTGAAACGAGAGTTAAGCCAACAGCAGTTGGCTGACATTGCAGGAGTGAGCCAGGTGACGATTCAGCACCTGGAGAGCGGGAGGAATCAGACATCCAAGAAGCTTGTAGAAATCGCGAGAGCACTTCGTGTGTCCGCAGAGTGGCTGATGAGCGGCGCTTCACCTTCAAAAACGGCCGACGATCAATTTGAATCAAATGTCGGGCTAGCCCCTCAGCCGCGGAGATCATTCGAATATCCAGAGTTAAGCTGGGTGCAAGCGGGAGCTGCTAAGGAGTCTGTGCAGGAACTGAATCTGGCGGACTGCGAAAGGCACTCATCAGAGGCCTGGGCAGGTGAGAATGGATTTTGGCTGAGGGTGGTCGGCCCTTCGATGACCCCAATATTTCAGGAGGGAATGGTCATCCTCGTGGCGCCGGACATCGAGCCTGAGAACGGGCAATACGTTGTAGCTCGCATGATCGACACCGATGAGGCAACCTTTAAGCAATTCATTCGCGATTCCGGAAGATATTATCTGAAGCCGCTGAACCCATCATTTCCCACAACCCCGATGGATGATACGTGGGAGATTGTAGGAACCGTCATTGATGGGAAGCTTGCCAAGTCTGTGTTCCGATAAAATTCACTCCTGAAAAAAACCTGCCGCTGAGCAGGTTTTTTTTCGCCTGGGATAAATTTAATAACTTAGGTTATTGACAGAAAGCAAACCTGAGTTATTATCTGATCCATAACTTAGGTTATCAAACGACTGGTGAAGCCGCCAGATAGCACGGGATCAGCGAAGTGATCTCCCAGCCCCGGATAACGGGACCGACTGGACCAAGTTCTTTAAGCAGAACGGAAGATTTCACTGGCTGGCCTTGGCGACAGGGCCAGACAGGAAACCAACCGGGAGTCACATTGATGGAAGCAACAATCGTCAGCGGCGCATGGAAGGGTCATCTCGGACGCGGCCTTGCGCCAAAGGAAGTTCAGTACCTGCTGGGCA